CACCCATTGCAGTCCTTTGAAAAGCAAAAAAATCATTTATGGTATTGTCAATGTCTTTCATCATCGGATTCAAAGTTTCTTCCTTGAAGATGGAATAATACTCTTGTTCCAATCTTGTCCAATTGTAGTGAAAATCTCTATCGTAGAGATAATGCACAATACCTCCTTTAATTTGTTCAATGAGTTTTTCTTCTGTCCAAGTTCCAATTATATGAGAACTTCCTATTGCAATTTGAAAACGAGTGCCGACTAATTCTTGGAATTTTGTTGATTTTTTTTCCATTGTTTTTCTTGTTTATGGTTAAGACAAAAGGGGCTTTCGCCCCAATTGTTTCGACTACTGAAGTCTCATCGGTTAACCTTGTTTAGTAGACTCCCAATGTTGTTCAAGTTCTTGGTAAGTGTCGAAAAACATTTCCCCATCTGTCTCTTCATTATACACTATGAATTCAACATCTCCACCAAGTAAACTCCCAATAGCTACACCTTCAAGGTATAAATAAACATAGCCCGAATTATGATTAAAATCTTCCTCAAGGATTTCTTCGCAAGCGAAGTACTCAGCATATGCTGCCCAAACTTTTGATTTTCCGACTGCCTCACAATAGGCAAATGATTTCTGATTGTTCATGTTAATAAGTGTTTTAGTTATTTATTTATTTTTTTTTAATAATTCAGCGTCTAACAATTCTATTCTTGTTTTAGGATATTTTCTATATAGGTAGTCTTGTGCTGATGAAAGCCTTGCCCTCCTTACCTTTACAATTTTTGCAGTTGATGGAATCCAATCCCAAAACTCGTCTCTTTGGAAAATAGTGAATGTGTAAATCATCATTTTAGTAGGTGTTAAAACATTTATCAATATAATTTTCTAGGGTATCAAAAGTATTCTCTGAGGTTTCAACCTCAAAGTCCATAAAGTGAATGGCCATTACTCTGCCATCAATTAAGTGCAAAAACAAATGAGTAAAACCTCCGCCCGAATGGTACGAAGTGCTTTTACTATGAGGAGTTTTCTTTGCCAACTCAAAGCCTTTTGCGTGGTTTTCATCGGGAAACCATTTCATTAGCCATTCCATATTCTGTTCTAGTTCCATTCTTTAAAGTAGTTTAAGGCCTAACATATAGCCAAGGATAAAAATCGGGATTAATGCCACGATGAAATAAATTACAAGTCCAATGGCTTTCAAAGTCTTTTTCATGCTGTTTTTTGGTTAGGTGTTAAAACATAGGTCAAGGCGAAAATCAATAAAGTTCCGCATCCGATAATTAGTAAGTCTGTCATATTTAATTAGTTAGGGTTAAATGTTAAGCAAATGTACAAAGGTTTGTAAATACAAGTCAAGTATTTAAGTAAATATTTTTTATCAATTGGTATATTTTTTTCAATTACCTTTAGAACTGAATAAACACTTTATTTCAGTTTTACAATACTTTGTAAGTATATGGGGAAAAATGGAGGTGCAAGGGAAGGTGCGGGAAGAAAGCCAAAAATCATGGAGGTTAAACTCATTGAGCAGATGGATGCTATAGCCGTACCTCAAAGGATATGGGAAGCCTTGTTGCGAAAATGCGAGGAGGGGGATACCCAAGCCTTGAAACTTTGGCTATCCTATAGACTTGGCTTGCCTAAGCAACAAATAGACATTACTAGTAATGGGGAAAAGGTAGCCCCTCCCATTCATTGGATTAGCAAGACTATTGAGATACAAGAAGCCAAACTAGTTGAGGATGAAACGCTTACCCGCATAGACGAATAAGCACCTGGGGGAGGTATGTTCGTGAGTGTATGGAAACCGATTGGAAAGTGGATTTCCCCAATTAACTAATTTACCCATGGGGGGGTATGTTTCTGAGTGTACAGGAATGAAACGGAAAATGGAAATCCCCAATTAATTAATTTAGCTATGATTCAACTTTTAGACGATTACAAGCCATTATTCTACGAGCAGCCTGACACGAGGTACTATTTGATTACGGGTGGTAGAGGAAGTGGTAAATCATGGACCTTGGCTTTGTTTCTGTTGAACTTGACCTATGAGAAGGGCCATGTGATTCTTTTCACTAGATACACCTTGGTATCTGCGTTTATTTCGATTATTCCAGAGTTCTTGGATAAGATTGAGATTATGGGTAAGATGAATGACTTTGATGTGACTCAGAGTGAGATTATAAATAAGCTAACAGGTTCTAAAATTCTATTTCGTGGAATAAAAACTAGCTCAGGAGTAAACACGGCAAATCTGAAGTCAATTGCTGGGTTGTCGACATGGGTAGTGGATGAGGCTGAGGAATTGACAGACCCTGAGATATTTGATAAGGTGGACTTGAGTATCAGGGCAAAGGATAACTATAACAGGGTGATATTGGTAATGAACCCATCGTACAAGAGTCATTGGATATATAGGGACTTTGTAAAGAATAAGAGGAAGGATACGACTTACATCCACACGACTTACTTGGATAATAAGATAAATCTGAGTGAGTCGTTTGTGCAGGCAGCGGAGAAGACTAAGCGAGAGAATAGGGCTAGATATGACCACTTGTTCATGGGCACTTGGTTGGATGATGCGGAAGGTATGTTGTGGAACAGGGCTATCATTGGAAAGGCGAGGGTTGATGAAGCTCCGAACTTGAAGAGGATTGTGGTTGCACTTGACCCTGCTGTGACTGCGAACATGAATAGTGATGAGACGGGTATTATTGTGGTTGGAAAGTGTAAGGAAGGGTTTGGGTATGTGTTGGAGGATTTGAGTGGGAAGTATTCTCCGAACCATTGGGCGAAGATTGCTAACGATGCAGCGTTTAGGTGGAATGCGGATTGTATTGTGGCAGAGAAGAACCAGGGTGGAGACATGGTGGAGGCTGTTTTGAAGGCTCAGGGGACAACCACGAGAATTAAGCTAGTGTCGGCTACCAAGGGTAAGTATGTGAGAGCGGAGCCTGTGTATTCGTTGTATGAGAAGGGTCAGGTGTACCATGTAGGGAGCTTTCCGTTGTTAGAGAGTCAGATGGTTACCTTTGATCCTGATAAGGGGAAGTCACCTGATAGAGTGGATGCGTTGGTATGGGGATTGACTGAGTTGATGGTCAAGAACCGAAGTAATGGGTTCGTATTGATAAAAGGAAAATTATTTAGGTAAAATTAGTACTTTTACAAAAAAGTGAGATATAGATGAATCTACTGAAAGCGTTTAGAACTAAGGATGCAGGTTTGCCTGTGGCTTTGCAATGGCAGTATATTAAGGGAGTATGGATGCCTTATGATGCAAAGGATGGTATTTACATTGATAAAGCGTATAAGGCTATCCCTGTTGTTCAGTCAGTAGTTTCTAAGATAGTAGAGAAGAGTGCGGATGCTGCACCGATGTTGTATAAGATTAAGGACAAGCGGTTTGCAGAGAAGTACTATGCGAAAAGAAAGTATTTGAAGAGTAAGGAGAATGCTACGGAGTTGGCGAAGTTGAGGGTGAAAGCGTTTGAGTCGGTGGAATCGCATCCGTTCTTGCAGTTGATGGATATGCCGAACCCGACTAGTACGGGAAGACAGTTGAGAGAAGAAGTTGCAGGGTATCTGTTGATTACGGGGAATGCGATTGTTTACGCTAGTGTACCTGGTGCAGGAGTGAGAGCGAAGCAGCCGATTGAGTTGTGGAGTGTTCCGAGTCCGACTGTTAAGCCTGTGATGTCTGGGCAAAGAACTCAGCCGTTGGCAGGATATGCGATTACATATAACTTTGAGAATATTATCCCAAACGAGCAGATAGCTCACTTTAAGTACTTCAACCCTGTGTCTGAGTGGCAAGGTTATGAGAGTACATTCTGGGGATTGAGCCCGTTGCGTTCTAGTGTTAGTATTATCTCTCAGAAGAGATATGCTGATGTGGCTCAGGGGTCGTTGTTTGCAAACATGGGGCCTAGTGGTATTGTGAGTGGTAATGCACGACACAGCGATCAGAGTGAGTTGACTGCTGAGCAGGCCGTTGCCATTAACGATTCGTTTAGACAGAACCACATGGGTGCCCACAACGCAGGAGACATTGTTGTGACTCCATCAGACTTGAAGTGGGTGCAGATAGGCTTGAGTCCTGTGGACATGGGTATCTTGGACTTCAACGCAGACTTGGAAAGACAGATTGCTAACATCTACGGATATCCGTCTCAGTTGCTGACTCCTCAGGGAACATTGGCCAATAGTGAGACAGGTGATACGAGGGTGATTACGAACTGCGTATTGCCGTTGTTGAGAAAGATGGATGATGTGTGGACTAAGATGGTTCGTAAATGGTATGGCGATAACAGCTTGGTAGTAATGTCTGATACCGATGTTTATCCTGAATTGGAAGGGGATAAGAAGGAGTTGGTGCATTGGATGCGTCAGGCGATGGTGTTTAGCCAAGATGAAATCCGTGAGGCACTAGGATATGGAACGATTGTAGATGAGACTCAGGTGTTGGTTCCTACCAACTATATGCCGTTGGCAGACATGAGGGGTGGAGACTTGGATGTTGATACTGTGCCGAGTGGTAGAAATGTACCGAGACAAGACCAAGACATCGAAGATGATGACGAAGACCAAGATTTTGACTAAGAACTTCGAGCCTGTTGATGG